TTTGTAGACCCATCTTCAGGTCAGGTATCTGGAGATTTTACAATACCCATTGATACAGCAGCTACAGGAACAGCGCAAATGCCAGTTTCTACCGCTGCAACTACTATGGATGCTACTACTACTGCTGCTGATGTCGCTGCAGAAACTGCTGGAAACTTAGCTGCACAAGGTATTGTATCTACTGATGCTAGGGTTATAGCACAGCAACAAGCAGATTCAAGTGTATCTGGTTTAAATGCTGCACAGGGAACAGGAATATTAATGTCTAATCCCGTTCAACGTAAAGTTGAAACAGGAGAATTAATTAGTGGAGCAGCTAATGCAGAAGTAGCCTCTAACTACGCAGAACAAATAGAAGCAGCACAGGCTACACCCACTAAACAGGCAACAGTACAGGGTCAGCTAGAGGGGTTAATGCAGCAATTTGAGGGTGGTAATACTCCTCCTTGGGCTGCAGGAGCAATGAGAAATGCAACAGCTCAAATGGCAGCCAGAGGTCTTGGAGCTTCTAGTATGGCAGGACAGGCTCTTGTGCAGGCAGCTATGGAATCTGCATTACCTATCGCACAGGCAGATGCTAGTGTAGTTGCTTCCTTTGAGGCTCAAAACCTGAGTAATAGACAACAACGTGCAATGCTTGCCGCAGAACAAAGAGCAGCTTTTATTGGGCAAGAGTTTGATCAAGCGTTTCAATCAAGAGTAGCTAATTCGTCTAAAGTTAGTGATATAGCTAACATAAACTTTACGGCTGAACAGCAAGTAGGCTTAGAAAATAGTAATATAGCTAATACTGTAAATCTAGCTAATTTAAGTAATAGTCAGGCAAAAATTATGGCTGAAGCATCTGCGTTAGCTAATCTTGATATGAGTAACTTGAGTAACAGGCAACAAGCTGCTGTACAGAATGCACAAGCATTTTTACAAATGGACATGACTAATTTAAGCAACGAACAACAGACTAGTATGTTTAATGCACAGCAACGAATACAATCTTTGTTTACAGATCAGGCTCAAGAAAATGCAGCTAAACAATTTAATGCAACAAGTGAAAATCAAACAAATCAATTCTTTTCTAACCTAGCTAATGCTACTTCTCAATTTAATGCAACGCAAGTAAACGCACAAGAACAATTTAATGCAGGTCAAACAAATGCGTTAAATAGATTTGCTATTGAGGTTATGAACCAGCGAGATCAATTCAATGCTCAGAACAGACTGGTTGTAGATCAGAACAACGCTACATGGAGAAGACAGATAGCTACAGCAGATACTGCTGCAGTTAATCGTGCAAACGAGCTTAATGCAAGTTCACTGTTAAATATATCAAATACAGCATATAATGATTTGTGGCAGTACTATGGAGATACCATGGAATGGGCATGGACTAGTGCTGACAACGAGAGAAAAAGATACACTCAAATAGTAGAGGCTCAGATAATGCAAGACACAGCGTTTCAAAAGGCTGAGTATGAAGCTAACCAAGCAGCATCTGTAGGCTGGGGTAACTTGATAGGTACGTTTTTAACTGGCGGTTTTAAGTTTTTATAATAAGGAAATACAATGGAAGATATAGCAGCAGCATACACTAATATTAAAATAGTAGAAGATAAACCTGAAGTAAAAGAACAGAGTAAGGGTTTATTATCTTCTACAAAACGTATGAATGTAACAGATAAAATAGACAAACAAGAACCAAAGGATCGTGTACAACAGTACGTAGGTGAAATACGCAAAAAAAGAATGGAACTAAAAAATGTCTGAATTTGATGCTCCTATACCTGGAATGAGTTTAACATCAGAGCTTGGTGGTAGACCTTGGCAAAAACCTGCAAAAAACACTGAAGTAGAAGATGCCATAAATGAATTTATACCACAACTAACTAATGAAAAGTTTATAGAAGAACTACTAGATGTATTAGAGTCTGGTGTTCCCATTATGTCTATAGCAAATAGTATGCAAATAGGTGGCGTAATGAAAGGACTACACACAATAGATGTAGGTATACTGATGCTGCCTGTGCTGGTGGAGTTACTCTCATACATCGCTGACGAGGCTGGTGTTGAATATGAATTAGGAACAAAGAAAAAAGTTGACTCTGACGAAATATCTCCTGCTAAGATAGCTGCTTTACTTGCTAGACACAATAAAAAAAATAAAACACCAGATGTAGAAGAAGATATGGATGTAGAAGAAATTATGGAAAATACAGTAGATGAGCCTACAGGCTTAATGGCTAGGAGATAGATTAATGAGCTTACGGACAGGATTAGACATAAAAACAATGATGGGTGCTGCAGCAAATAGTGTTTCTAGAACATTAGATAAAAGAATGTCTGACTTTGAAAAAGAAGAAAGTGCTACACGTAGAGAAGAAAGAGCAATGGACTACGCTTTAGAAAAGGAAGATGCGCTAGGTAAACGTAGGTCTGAACGAGAAAGAAAAAAAGAACTAGAGTCTTACGTTGCTACTATAAATAGTTTTCTTCCCCCTGAAGAAGCATCAAAACTTCTTGCACAAGTAACTGATCATTCTCGTATGGGTATAATAGCTAGTCAAATGACTTCATTGGCAAATAATCAAATAAATCCTTATGATATATATAAAATAAATAGAGAGGCATTTAGTCCTGAAAGTATAAAGAGTGGTACAATTCCTTATGGTTCTCTTTTTATACCTCCTAAAAAACCTAAAGAACCTAAGTATGAAGACTCTTTAGATAAACTGTTAGCTATAAATTTGCAAGAACAGTTTAGTGCAACAAATAGAGATGAAGTAGTTCGTTTAAGATCTGAACAGGAAAGAATAGAAAACCTTATAATACGAAAGCATGGTTTAACAAATAAAGAAGCAAGTGGTGAAGAGTATAAACCATTTAACAAAGAATCAGCAACTAGTTTAGTTAAGGGGTCTTATAGTAAAGATTTAAAACAGCTACATGGATTAAATGAAAATATGGTTGATTACGCTACAAAACTTGATATATTTAAAAAGGGTAATGAATTAGAAATTTTATCTTTAAGATTTAACCATGCTAAAAGTTTAAGTGGTCAAATTAATAGTATTAAAAATACAGATGGATGGAATTTAGCTAAAGAACCAATATATACATCTTTAGTTAATAACTTTAACAGAGAAACTATACAAAAAGCAAATAGTATAGTAACTAGAACAGAAAGAGATGCATATTATGGAAAAACAGGGCCAAATGATGCTTTTACTTTAATTGTTCCAGAAAATGCAAAAAAAGTTACAACAGATAAAAATGGTAACGTAGTTGGATATGCTATTGATTACTCTAAAATAACAACAACAGAAGAAGAAGTCAAAGCTAATGTTGCAAAATTTAAATATAGAAAAGGAAATATTGTTCCTTACATAGATATGTCTCGCACTAAAGATGGTGTTAACAAAATTAATTATTTTATATTTGCGGAACAAACTGGTTTTTATAATAATTTAAACTTTAGACAAATAGAAAACTAGGAAAAATTATGGAATTAAATAATCGTTTTATATTAACAGATGAAGATATAGTTACTTCTAATACTTTAGATACTAAAACTCAAAACAATATTAACAATAATCGTTTTATTTTAGAAGATGAAGACTATGAATCATCTCCCTATTCTTTAGTAGAAGATGAGTATGAAGATGCTGAAAATTATAATGATGGTTTTTCTTTAGATGCATTAGAAAGAACATATTTAAAAAGACTTCAAGAAAAAGATGATGATGAACTAGATTTAGAAATGGACGTTTTAACACCACCTAAAATAGAAGGTTACGTAGATAAGGAAACTGGAGAATTTGTAGAAACACCGTATACTCCTGTAGTTACTGCAGAGTCCATAGAACGAGAAGAAAAAGAAAAAAGTAAACAGGGTTTTGATAGATTGAGCGATGCGTGGGGGCAGTTAATTGATTTTGGAGATACCAAAGAAGAAATACTAAAAAATGGTAAGGAAATGAAAGCTGCTTTACTAGAGGATATGGGAAAAGCAAATGTAAGAAATGACCCTATAGTAATTCTTATGGCAAATCTTGCAGGTGGAGGTGGTCGTGGTGCTAAAATATTTGAAAAAGTAATAAATGGTATTCAATTAGGTATGGCAGGAAGTCAGGATATTTTAGAGGCAGGCCTTATTGAACTAGAAGAATTTTCTCCGTCTACATTTAAGGCAATAAGTAAAGTTATACCTAATAGCGATACACCATCAAATATGACAGATGAAATTTCTGAGGCAATAGGTGCAGGTGCAGAGTTTGCTGAAACCACAGGAGCTTTTGGCTTTCCGCAGCTATTAATCAGAACTAGCTCTCATATGAAAATGAAAAGAGCAGTAAATTATAAAATAAAAAATAAAACTAAAATAGCGGCAGCACAAAAGAAATTTTTAGAAACAGCCAAAAGAAATAACATAAATAATGTAAGGCATAGAAAAGCTGAAGCAGATCTTTTGATTCAATCTCAAGCGGATAAAATTGCTAGAGTAGAAGTAGAAATTGTAGATGATCTATTAAACGCTATGGAGCAAAGGGTTGGAAAAGATTTATCTAAAGTAGACAAAGATGGAATACGATCTGTTGATATGGATAAGGTAAAAAAAGCAGGCGTTGAAATAACTGAAGACTTAGAAAAAATAGATAGAAGATCTTTGGGTGTTGTTGATTTATCTTTAGATGATGCAGATAGTTTTGTAATGCCTGTACTTAAACCAGAAAAATTTAATAGGCTAGTTTCTGTAATAAAAGAATTAAAAGAAAAAAAACCAGACGTATTTACTACAAGAAACAAAGATGGAACTAAAAGAAATGTATTAGATAATTTATTTGATTTAGCATTAAAAACTGATCCAGATAAACCTTCTATAGTAGGAACAGAGTTAGGTGATATATTAATTAAATATGGATTAAGCTATGAAGATTATATGTTAGCTGCAATAGGTTCTGGGTCTACTGCAGGTAAAATACTTAATAAACTTTCACAAATGGTAAAAGCTGCAAGCCCTGAAGCTATAGCTAGAGCTAAAACTAAAAATAGACAAAAAAGAAAATGGAATAACTTTAGAAGAGGTCTTGTTAGGATAGAATCTGTCAGGCGTGGTGGTCTAGTTTCTCAGCTTGCTACTGCCGCACGTAACTTATCGTCTGGTGTAATACGTGCGCCATTAGAAACTATGGCTAGTGCTATGGATACTACTTTGTTAAAATTTGCAGAAGCCCCTACTTATGGAGAGGGCATTAAAGCTGCGGCAGATATTGCTACACCATTTACTAAAGCAGGCTTAGAAAATTGGAAAGATTCTTTTGCTTTATTTAAGTATACTTTTAAAGATCAGGAAACTGCAAAGATTTATTCTCAGTTTTTGTTAGAACAGCCTGAATTTAAAAAACAATATGATTCAATGTTTGAAACATTAAACGAAATACAAAAGGCTTCTGGTAGAGGGTCAGGAACTATATTTGATAAAGTTGTTTCTGAAGCAGAAGATGTAGTACAGGCATTAAATGTTCCAAATAGATGGCAAGAATTATTAATAAGAAGAGGAGCATTTTTTAGTGAAATGGAAAGGCTCACAAAAAGAGAGTGGGGAATAGATTTAATAGACACACTAGCATCAGACGGTTCTAATTTAAGAAAATTAATTGGTAACTCATCAGAGTTTAGACCTAAAGGTAAATTATCTTTTGAAGAGATGATGGAGCAAAGCACACGTAAAGCACTAGATATAACCTATGCTAAAGAACCTGAGAGAGCTGTATTTAGAAGTGCATCAAGATTTATTGTCAATAATGGTTTAACTGTTGTAATTCCCTTTCCTAGATTTATGTTTACTACAATGGAGTTAATGGGTAATTATGCAGGTGGAGGACTTATACCGTTAACTCGTTTTGCTTCTAGACAGGTATCTGGTATCAGAAAAAAAAGCGATATAGATAAGTTATCTAGTAAAGATTTTAAGATGAAGTATGGGGTAACTAAAAAAGAAGCAAAAAATATGAAAGACAAAGGAATGCTTGCAGATGAGGCAACTGGACAGTTAGACAGGCAAAGAATTACAAGAAACCTTCAAGGAATTGCTGTTGCAGGTGCTGCGTACATGTATAGATCTGCAGATGATGCGCCTGCTAATTCATATGAAATGTATATAGGAGATGATGCTGTAGTAGATGTTTCTGCTCAATGGCCTATGAGACAATATTTGTGGGTTGGTGAAACTGTAAAGCAAATTTTAAATGGAACATTTTATAAAGACATTAAAAATGATCCTGTTGCTTGGACTGCGGAGGCTAGTAAAACATTTTTAGGAGCTAACTTTAGAACAGGTCAGGGAGCTATGTTGTTAGATGAAATAAGAGACATAGTTGCCTCTTCTTTAGATGGAGATTCTTCTGATTTAGCCGCAAATGAAGCTAGAGCCAGACTACTAGGTCGTGCTGTAGGAAACTATCTAGGGTCTTGGGCAGTTCCTGCGGCTCAATTAATTGATGCTCAAAGAGTTTTAGGTGAACGTACTGTAAAGTTTAAAGATCATTCAAAAGATCCAACATTTGATTTTAAAACTACATTTATGAACGAAGCGTTTAAACCATTCTCAAGATTTGGTGATACTAGAGCAGAGAAGCAATTACCAGATTCTCCGTATCTTTTTTCTACAGATAAAGAAAGAGTATCCCCAATAAGTAAAATGTTTTTAGGTTTAAATATGTACACAAGAGATGAACCTTGGGCTGAATATACTAAGAAACTAGGAATAAAAGAATGGAAAATAGACAGCGCATCAAAAGTACCTTCTGTAAAGAGGTTAGAAAACAAACTATTAAAAGAACATTTTCCTAGTATTGTAAATGTAGCAAAACGCAATGAAGAAATACTTAGAGAGTTTTATAGAGAGTCTAATCAAACAACTAAAGATGCAGAGTCAGAAGAAAGCTATGTAAAAAGAAACAACAGACAGTTTATTGAAGAACAAATATCTAAATTAAAACAACAGGTAAGAGATGGCAGATTTAGTGAAACAGATAGTTACGTAAGAGCGCAGGTTGAGTATAGAAAAATGACTAGAGATCAAAAAGATGAAGCATACTTCTTGTTTACAAAATACAATTTAGATGAGTATGGCAGAGGTATTCTTCCTGACATGACTAACGAAGATCATTTAAGACAGTTAAAAGCACTTGGTGATATGTCTAAAGGTAGATATAACTAAACAAAAGGGGGCGTTAAGCCCCCTAAGTGTTTCTACCTATTGTCTCCACTGCCATTCATTTTACCTCTATCATACCTGTCCTGTAACTTCTTTTCGTTAAGACTTGCTATCATACCCAGTGACATGTTAAGATCTTGTGCTAGTGCTGCACAGTACCACAACACATCTCCTATCTCACTGGCTATCTGATCCTTCCAATTACTTGGTTGATTCTCTATGCCATCACGCATAACCTTCTTAACCTTGTTAGCTACCTCGCCTGCTTCACCTGCTAATCCTAGTGCAGGATAAAGCACCTTGTGTTCAGGTGGATATATAGCGGTTCTCATTGCTGATCTCTGATAAGCATTAAAGTCCGACATGTTGTATTTCTCCTTCAGCCATTGGTCTACCTCTTTTTTTAGTTGTTTCATCTTTAGTTACTCGCTTTAGATTATCACACCACGCTTTATTGAAACCTCTATTCCACTCTCTGTGTTGCATAGTATCCTTGTGAAATGGATTGCCTACACGCCCACGTCTAAAGTCTTCATAGCCTCGCTGAAATTGAACCTTCAGTGGGGCATCATATTTTCCAAGACCTCGTTCTGCTCTGGTTAGATTTCTTTTCATGGATTATCTCCTTATTTCTTAGCCTTAGTTTCTTTTTCTTCTTTAGGCAATAAGTTTTTTAACTCTTGTAACTTACCTGAGTGTACTGCTTGCACACACTGCTGTATGTGTTGCAGTAAAGGTAACGCATTGTCGCCTGTTCTTACAACTCCAAGAACACCAATAAGTTCAGCATTCTTTTCATCCTTCTCATCTATTTCGTAGTCTTTACCATCTATATTAATATTCATTTATACTTCTCCTTTTACGCACTGATGTCTACCATTTCACAAACTTCGCCAGTGCATGCGAAAGTCTGTGATGACTTAGTTGTGTCTTCAGCTTCAAAGTCTGACAGCTTAGACCAGTCTATTTTACTAGGCATAATACTCTTTAATATACCATAATCATGTTTAGTGCAATCCTGATATGGTGCTTGCTGATAAGTATGATCAGAGTGTGGTAAAAATGACACACCACTCATCTCATCAAAGTTTCTATACACAAATGCACCTACTTCCATCCACTCATTATCACGAACTGTTATTGTAACAGAAGGTTTGTGTTCTGTCCAGTGCCTTTGATACACGAGCCACATCTCTAACTGCTGTATAGCTGTCATGTCATTACGTGTAACAGACTTAGCTGGTGCTGCAATAGGAAAGCTGAACACTGTCGTACTGTCAGGCTTCATAACACATGGCTCAAACGGTATGCCCTGAGACTTCATAAACTGTGTAAGAGGATCTTTGTTATCTCCACGTACAGTTCTAATGTAGTGCAGTGAGTGTCTGGCATGTATGCCTGATGCAGAGTCTACTAACTGTGACACTGTGCCTGATGGCTTACAACATGTAACCGCAGTACTCTGTTCAATGCCTAACCTCTCAGACCAGACAGAGTTTACGTATACAGCATGTTGTTTAAGGCTTTCTAAGTCTCTAGCTAAGTTCTTGTTAGCTGATGTCATAATAGGATTGTCCATAACACCTGTCAGACTTACGCCTAGCAATCTTTCCTCTTCAGTATTACGCTGCCATATCTTACGTAGATAAGGAAACTTAGTATACTTAGACTGTATTGTGCCTAGTATCGTAGCAGACTCAACTTTATTTTTAATGTCTTTCAGTGTATCAGTTGCACGTACAACGACTTCAGTTAGGTTGCAGAATTGATACGGCCTCAAGCTAATCTCTGAGCAGGGGTTCGTGCCGAACTCGTGGTCTGGATCACGTCTACCGCTACGCTCTGCTAATACTTTACATGCCTGTCTATTGAAGACACCTCGTTCACCTGACTTACTTTCAACAAGTGCAAGCCACTCACGCATGAAAGTTTCTGAGTCAGGTTTTTCTGTATAACAGACAGAGTTATTCGCCAATGCTCTATGTCCTGCTGTCTCCCACCAGTTACCTGACTTAGCATGTCTCATTCTACCATCTGATAAATTGGACAGTGAGATCATGGCTGATCTACGCACACCACCTACTACAACGATCTGTCCAATGTAACACATCAAGTCGTGACACTCTATGGATGACAACTTTCTACCTGATGCAGATCTAAATGTATTTACACAGAAATTGAACAGGTCAATCAGTGGTGCAGGGCCAGATGCTCTGCCACCAAATGTCTTCAGCCTAGCTCCTGCAGGGCGTACCTGACTGACATCCCACTTCGGTATCTCTCCTGCCCAGAGTAGAGCAAGAACCTGTCTCAGTCCTTTAGCCCAGCCTTCCTTGCTATCCTTTACAACTACGGTAGTCTCACTCTCTGATAGCTCTGGTACTTCAGGTAGGTTCTGTATGTACTGACGCTCAACACTGAAGCCTACACCTGTACCACATAACAGTATGTACATAGCTTCATCAAATGCTTTAGGGTCATCTACTGGCAGGTAGCTACAGTTGTAGCCTGCTGTGTTGTCACGGTTCAATGCAGCACCTGCTGTCATCAAGGCTCTCATGCTTGGCATAACACTAAGATTAAGTATGCTATCCTCTATATTTTTAAATTCTGATTCAGTTATTACGACAGGCTTTACAATATTGTCCATGTACCTACGTACAGTCTCAGGCCATGTCTCTCTTCTGTTCTCGTCTTCTAACCAACGAGCATACCGTGAGGTATGAATAAATGCTTGGTAATCGGTAGGTAGGTAGTTGTTGCTCATTTAATTACTCCGTTGTTATTCTAATTGATTTAATTTCCATGCCGTCTATGTCATAAATAAACTCATGTATTGCTTCTTGTATTTCTTCTTCTACTTTTCCATCTGAAGGCATTCTATACTCACCCTCATCAATGTCAAGCGTTAATAATATTTTAGCTATCATTACTAACCTCTGCCTCAATGAGCCTGTCAAGATACCATCTTGCTTTCTTTAAATCTTCTACGCCATTCTTGTACTTATGTCTCCATATATACTTTAATATATTACCTTGTAGGTATTCCTTAAACCCTGTACCTAGAGCCGCACGTATAGCGTCTATACACTCTATGTCATGGTCTTGATTATAGTGTTCTGGTTTATCTACCACATCATACTCTGGATTGATACTCATTACTTGCTCCTCTCAAAGTTTACTTTAATTATATTGCCAGTAACATTGGCAACAGACTCTTTAACTATATCTTTCTTCTTTAACATCTCTTCCTGTTCTATCACATTTTCAGCATAATCGCAAAGCATTTCTCTAAATTCTTCATTTAATTCCATTAAAGGTAATGAGGAACACACAAGAGATGCTACTTGCATCAAACCTATAAAATCTTCTTTAGCCATAGTACGTTTATTATCTGTAATAATTTCCATATCAATGTAACCATTCCACCTTTCTTCTGTAAAGTTTGGTTTCATTCGTATGATTATATCATTAACATCAAAGTCATCTACTTGTATTGTCATAGGCTACCTCCTTATTATTTTTTTATAAGGTAGATGTATTAGTTCTTTATGTTTGTTTTTTCCTTTTTCTTCTAGCCATTCTAACGGTACAATACGGTCATAGTATTTAAATTTATTCTTGTCACACCACCCCTGATATGTAGTCTTTGCACCCTTGCTTAACTTGTTTCTACTGTTGTAAAATACAAAACGTATATCTAGTTTAGGGTGTTGCTTTTTTATCGCAATATGTTTTCTTCTATCTGCTGCGGTAAAACGCCCTTTACTTTCTATTATGATGCCATTAGGCAACACAAAGTCTGGAGTATACGTGCGGTACATGAGGTCTTCCCATTCAATCTTAATAGCCTCATATACCACAGGTACATTTAGTTCCTTTAGGTAATCAGAGATCTTCATCTCTAAGCCACTTCTATACCCATGTTTCAGGGCAGCCTGAAAACGCTTGCCGTTCACGCAGCAAGCTCAACGTAAGCAACTGTTGGTGGTTTTTTATTGCCTTGATAAACCTTAGATGGTAAATCTTTTAGAGTATCCCAACATGAATATCTGTAGTCACAGAACTTACATCCTTCAGGCAGTATTTTATTACCTGATTCTTTACCTCTGTACACTTCAGGGTCTGGCTCAAAGCAACGCTTAAACTCATTAGACGCAACAGTATTCGCTGTCTTATTTAGCTTAGCTATCTCTGCATCTAAGTCTAATCCTGTAGCAGCTACGTATTTAATCTGACCATTAGCCTTATTAACTACCCACCAGCCACCAGTCTTTTTACCTGATGCCTTGATGTATCCTGCAAGCTGACCTACATAACCAAAGGAATCTCCATTAGCTAGTGTGTCATAAGAATCAAACTTGTTAGTGTATGACCAGTGTGATGCAGACTTAACGTCATCCAAAGCACCGTCAACAACAAGATCATAGCTCCCATTAACTGTAGCATTGTCAAGCTCCAAGGACACGTTGTTATCTTTGTCTTCATATTTAACTCCTGCTTCTTTTAGGATTCCTTTAAATGCGGCTTCAACAATGTCTCCTATTAACATGTTCATTACGAAGGTGGTAGGCTTTGGGAGTGCCTTCTCTGGATGGTTCTTCTCCCACCAGAGTTGGCATGTAGGTCTACCTATGTTTGACATACGTAGGCGAAACTCATCCCTTTTGTTGCCCCCACCAAACTGCCGTTTCAAAGCATCCTTGATGTCTTGTGCTACCTGTTCAATGGTTTCGTCAGACATAGTTGTCTTACCATTGGAGGCATTATCAAGGTATTGATGAATTGGCAGTTCAGCAGGATGGTTCATTATGCGAACTCTTCAGCGTTAATGTCAATAAACTCTTCAACAGTTTCCGTGTCTACTGACTGATGTTTGTGCATGTTCTCATTCCAAGCACCCACAATATACTCATTGTAATTAGCTACCCAAGCTAAGAAGTTAGCTAAGTTTTCCTGAGTATCCTTGTCTATGTCAAGTGTCTCTGATAATTCTAACTCAGCGACTGGAAGATAAAAAGAACCGCCATTAGGTAGCTTACGCTCCTCTGTTCCTGCCTTGACATAATGCTGTACAGGTAGACGTTTCATTTTATTTAACTTGTTGAACACGTCACCTATAGTCTTGAAGGCATCACGATTCTCTACTTCCCATATGAATGGTGTAGTCTCTACGTCTACAGTGTTGCCATTAGCATCCACAGGATTAACCATGTCTACCGTACCAAACACTACCCGTGTTCTCTTGATCTGTCTGATAAGATCCTGCATAGACTCAGGTAAAGCCTTGAAGTCAGCTATATAACCTGCAGGTTTACCGCAGTTAAAGTGACCATCATTATCCTTCATATCCATGTTAAGATTATCTGCCATCACAGTTTTAACAAACCTATTGGGTGTGCTGTCACTACCTTTAATGAAACGCTTGTACATAAACCTCTGTAGGAAGGGGCGTATAGCTACACTCTCAGCGTAGTATGTCTCACCCTCTGGTATCTCCAGTTTGTATGTACCACCACTGACTACCTCAACGTTAGTCATTTTACCTTTGATCTCTTCCTGACCCATTAAAGGTGTGTGTTGTATGCGTAGTCTTGCAAGAGAGTTAGTCTTCTCTTTAGTCGGCACAGCCAGTGAACTCATGCCCATTGCCTTTGCCATTGCTTCATAATTATTTGTATCTAATGTAGATATTTGATTCATATATTTATTCTCCTTTGTTAGAACTGTAGGTATATCATGCCACGTCTTTTGTGTCAAGCCAATTTTTACCTATTTTTGCTTCTAATAATAATGGAACATTAAAGTCTATATTCCACTTCTTATTTATAATATCAACCAGTACTTCGTTAGTACGATTGATGATCTTAATTACTCTATTTCTCTCGTTAGGGTGTACATCAATAACGATTGAATCGTGTACGGTATTAACGACACATGACTGTAATTTGTTAGCCTGTAACATCTTATCTATATACATAAGAGATATAGGTACTATGTCTGCTGTAGCAAATGATTGCACAGGATAGTTCTTTACCTGAGTAAAGAATGTAATACTTCCATTCGCTCTACGTGTAGCCAAAGGGAATGCAAACTCACGACCTGATGGTGTGCGAACATTACCTGTCGTAATGACTTCCTTGGCGAGTCTCTTATGCCATGCACCTATACCTGAATACTTGGTGGTAAATTGTTGATAGTATGCAGCTTCGGCAGGTGTACGACCAAAGCCTGACGCACCATAGAGAGGAGCAAATGTATGTGCCTTTGCGTCTTGGCGAGAGATATTCTGCCCTGCTTCAGTAATAACTTTAGCTGTGTAGCTATGCACATCAAAGCCTGTAGATACTTCTTTGATAGCTGTTCTGTCCTGACTGAGGAATGCCGCAACTCTAAACTCTAGCTGTGCAAAGTCAGCCTCCATGATCTCTCCGTTATCCCAACGAGATACAAATACTTTCTTCACAGGAAACGTACCACCTCTGGGCATGTTCTGCATATTAGGGTCAGCACCAGATAACCTACCTGTACCTGTCCTGTGTTGCAGTAGTCTTACGTGTAGCTTACCATCCTGTTTAACATGAGTAGCTATGCCCTCAACGAAACTAGATAGATAAGTATCAAGTGCTGACAGTCTACGTACTCGTTGTAGAAACACCTCTGCATCATACATGCCACGAGATCTAGCTATACCTTCTAAGTATACGAGATTGTCTTTGCTTGTACTGAAGCCATTGGCACTTGCCCATTTAGCATCTGGTGCATTGAACTTCAGCCCAGCTAACTCTTTTCTATCACGGTACAGATACCCTGCTCCATCACACTCAGGACAGTTATTTGTGTTCTTATACGGTGATCCATCCTTACGTTTCTTACGTATCCAACCATGACCCATACACTGCGTACAGACCACAGCGTATTGTTTATGCAGGGGCAATGTCATCTGTCTTATGTTGGCTAGGTGTTGCCTATCTGATACACGATCATCGTATGCTTCAGCCCATACTTTCTTATCAAAGACTTTACGGCTGAATATAACCCAAGACAGTTGCTCTGGGCTGTTAAGATTAATGGGTCTATCACCCATAAGTTCTTGAACCTGTTTATCTAGCTGGGTTGTAAGCTCTTGTTTCTCCTGTTCAAACTCCTTACGTACTTCTTCTAATGCTTTCATGTCTACCTTAAAACCACGTTGATATATACGTGCTAGGTGTACAGCTAACTGGTTCGTCAGGCGTATAGTATCTACAAGTGTCCTGCCTGTACCATACGAGTACTGCCTGTCCTGTTCTCTGAACAACTGTTGCGTTGCGTGTAAGTCAGCAGATAAATACTCAGACAGTTCATTGTGTGGTATTTCTGCAACATTTAATCCCTTTTTAAAATATTCTTTTAGTGTGTCTTGCTTCTGTGTATGTAGGTTGTATCTCTCAGCACATGCTTCTAGTGACAGAGG